ATAAATTAGATTTTAATGATAGACAAGAGCCAGGGAATGAATTAATGCTTAATCAACTAGGATACTTCATATTTGATGTGCTAAAGCTAGATGCTTATACAAGCAATATGCATATTGTTAATAATCTCTATAAGGCGGATAAAATATACTTATTTGGAGGCTACTCATATGTCTACTCTGCTCTAGAAGCCTTAATTGAAAATGGTTTACAAGAACAAGTCATTATGCTAGATATAGAAATCAACAATTGGGATAGTATATATATTTCCTGGAAATTGTTCTCGCATTTTACCAATCTTAAATTACTATATATTGATGGGTGTAATAGTGCAACAACTAATAAAAACAAGTCTATTCCAGATATTACTGCATATTTACCAAAGTCTCTAGAAGCACTATCTATAATAAATATGCCATATTACAATCAACCATTTAGTAATCAACTTAGTACAAGTAATATTAAAGTAATTAAATTATTAACAATAACATTTAGACAGGAAATAAGTAATTTACCTCTTACTCTAGAAACACTTATAATTGAATCGGGTGAATTTAATCAAAGAATGGAAAATTTACCTAGCAGTTTGAAACATTTGATTTTGCTTTGTCCAAAATTCAATATGCCTCTAGATAATTTACCACACGGTCTAGAATACTTCGCCGGATTATATTTTAATTGTTTTAGTTATCCAGAAGATTATTATGGATTAGAAATTGTAAATCTACCTAGCAGTATTAAATCAGTATTGCTAGATAAAAACTTATATGATAAACAATACACTAATCTTGCCAGTACATATACAGATTGTAAGATTGAATGGTACGATGATTTCAATAATTTTGATTTTATAATTAAGAATCTACTTGCTAGAATGGGATAATATGCGATTCTAGAAGAATAATTTTTTTCTTAGTTTCTTAGTTTCTTAGTTTCTTAGTTTCTTAGTTTCTTAGTTTCTAGTGGTTTATGCCTATTATTACTTTTGGATATGCCTAATATAAGTGGTGTTAGATAAGATTTTTAAGAAACTAAGAAAAAACAAGGAAAAAATGATTGAGTTGCAACTATTATAAATCATAATTTATAAATCATAATTCATCATGTGATTTAAAAGTCTCGCAGTAATTGGATCCCGCATGGCATCCATAACTATTACACATCATTGGATAAGTGCGGCCAGGTTGATAATAAATTTCAAAATGCTTTGCAATAGTTTTGCTAGTGTATTCATTAGTTAATATTTCCATAGCGCAAGTGTAATAACACGGTGTAAGAATTTCATATTCGAAAATTACTTTTCCACGTAATGTAATATTGTTTTCACGTGTGATTAAATCCAAATAATTTTCAAACGTAGGATTATTATATAGTAGTTGTTTTGTACTTAATGATTGAGTTTTATTATCATATGTAGTTATACTATAAAGGATACTATAATTAATAATTGTAGTAGTGGTATAATATTCTCTAGAGTCATCGCATTTATTAACGCAATTTGACATAGGCAATGCCGTTGAAATGGAAAATGTAATGAGAAATATAACAAGCTTTGCGAGTGTCGACATTTTTATCTAGTGAGATTGTTGTATTGTGGTATTGTGGTGTAGGGGTATGTGTATTTGTTTATGTTTAGATGGCAGATGATTTAGCTTTACAAATTCAATTTTTTCAATGGCTAGATCTGTTTTGTCCTTTTTATCGTTTATAAATTAGTGAAAATAAATATAAACATAATAGAATTATTAGATATAGTAAATATGGCACAATCTAGCTCTAGTCAGTTATCTTTCCTAGAAGGTAAAAATGTCTTGATATTCGATACTGAAACAACTGGATTACCAGAACGAGTTCCGGGTACCAAATGGGGTTCTGCAAGTGAATATTGGCCTTATAATATGAATGAAAAATATGATAATGCTAGGATAGTATCGATTGCGTGGGCTTTTGTTCGTAGTTATAATAGGGATACTCTAGCGGTGGAATTAATTAATGAATATATAAGGTATCCAGAGGGTTTTACATCAATTCCTACTACTGATATACATGGTATCTCATTCGAACATGCACAAGAGAAAGGTATTCCTATGGCAGATATCATTGAAAATTGTAATTTGGGATATGCCATTTTACAATGTGATTACATAATAGCTCATAATATTATGTTCGACGTTCATATTCTGCAAAATGAATTATTTCGATTAGGAAACGAACAAGCAATGGAATGTGCAGTAAAATTAGATAAGATGAAAGCACTTGGGCGTACAATTTGCACTGGCGAATTAGGAAAGGATCTATGTCAATTAGAATTCAAATCCCGCGGTGGGTATGATACTAGTAGGATAAAGAAGTTCAAAATGCCTAAATTAAAAGAATTACATACTCATTTGATGGGTTCCGAACATGATAATCAACATTCGGCCGGTGGTGATGTTTTAGCGGTATTGAATTGTCTAAGTAAGATGTGATTTATGATTGTATTTGTTTTTCGTATTTTGTATTTTATAAATAGTATCGGTTGATAGTTGATAATCTTGTGTTGATAGCTAATAATCTTGGGATGATTAAATGATATGTTTAAGTAATTTGTTATAAATAAAAATAAAAAAAATAGAAGACATTTAATCACAATCCTCTGCACCCCCCGCGATGTGCGTGGCTCATTGCAATATTAGATGTTGCAGAGCTGGTTCGTCAAAAATACTCCAATGTCAGTTTCACTAACAGAACTCAAAGGGCACTGGAAAGGCATGCTGGCGGATGCTAGTTCCGCAGCAATGGCAGCGATGGCAGCGATGTCAGCCATTTGTAGTTCAGTCTTATCAAGGATGGGCACACTGAGAAAACCACAAAATTTGACCTCAACACAGTTGTCAGGGTTCAGTAAAACCGGTTGGTTGCAATTATTGGGATTGCGCTTGAGCGTGGGCTTGGACTTGCGCTTATTGCGCTTGGAAATGCCAGAACCAATACGCCGATGTTCATTTTTCAGTTTGGGTGGTAGTTTCGTCTTGCGCTTGGAACGCTTACATTCACACTTGTTGAGACGCTGATTGCAGCGCGCACAAGAGACATTCTTATCTTGAGTCTGTGCAAGTGTTGGGTAAACAGTAAGCTTTTCAGCAGACATTATTGCAAACAAACCTAGAAGGCAGTAAATAATATTACTGTGTTGTTATTTATTAATCAATTTTTGATAAGTTTTTTGTTTTTGTTATTTTTTCATAAAAACAATACAAACACACCTATACTAATTAAACTATAAGATGTCCTCTACTAGTTGTTAAAATATAAAATAATTATTAATATTAATAATTTGCAATGATTTACTATTTCCGCCAACAGTAGAATTCGCGTATCCGTTTGCCGTCAGTATAATAGAATCGACCTGCATTTCTAGCTAGCTTATTAGTTTCTGTTATCATTCGCGGAATATATTTATCCTGACCGTGAGCCTCGGCAATATATAACACTAAATAACCGCCCGGGGCAAGATAATTTAGAGATTTGGTAATTGATGGCATTAAGAAACCAGAGAACCACGTTTCTATGCTACTATATTGGACTAGCGAATCTGTTGTTTCCTTACTATAAACTTCTAGATTGAAAAAGGGTGGGCTAGAAAAGACCAAATCGAACTTGATATCTGGTAGGTTAGCAGTTTCAAAACCGTCTTGGATGAGAGTGCATTGTTTTTGATGTGCTGGGTCTAGGTGTTTAATAATTGATTGATAACCCGGATGCAAACACGAATTTGGGTCAACCCCACAATATACTTGCACGTGCGGGGAAAGCAAAGCAGATATTAGACGATCTCCCCAACCTGCAGAAATATCTAGCCATTTAGCGGGTTTAAATAGTTCTAGTACTTCTAGACATAGTGATATACGAAAGTTAGTACAAAATAACAATTTATTTATTGAATATAATTCTTCTCTAACATTATTATTAGTTATCGGCTTGTGTTTTCTGTATAATATATTGCGAATCATTTGATAATTCTTTTTCCAATAATCTAGAACCGATGGGGAATTACCAAACTGACAAGTCATCCTGCATTTTTCAGTAAAATAATCAGTCAGGTAATTCAATTCTAAATTATCTTCCCACGGTGATTTGATTATATAATATTTACCGGTTTTATCAAACGTAGTAAATTTATGTTGATATTTTGGAAATTCTTTTAATGGTGATGATTTATATATTTTCAATTGTGAATTTCTACGAGATATTATATCTTTAACACGAGACAGATTGAAATTATATTCATTGGCATACCAAGGGAATTCTGGTACAATGTGTTTTCCAGAATGCTTTCTAGATTGTTTTCTAGAATGCTTTCTAGATTGTTTTCCAGAATGCTTTCTAGATGTATTTATTTTGTATGATAGCATTTATAATAGGTTTATCCTTTAATAATTAAGTTATATTTAATTATTTCTAAATGTCTAGATTGCTAAATGTCTAGATGTCTAGAGTTTTAAGAATTAGATTGATTACCTTGTAGAGAATAAGCTTGAACCATACCCATTTTCGGCAACTGTTCTATTTGTGGAAGTAGCCTTTCAAACCCGAGTTTAATAGAATTGCTAGCCGATATGTCTTGCATTTTAGAACCAAATAACATATATGGATCGCCCCTTGCACCTGGCATTGAATAGATTTCCGTATTGAAATATCGCGGTTCACTACCGACAATAGCCTGAGTTTTAATAGGTGTTAATGTATATGATGTTGGAGATGGGTATTTAGATTTAGAAAACATACAGTAAAGCCAGATAATGGCAACTATACCAAAAATATAATATACTTTAGTATTATCTAGAAGGTAATTCATATTGTTATTATTGGTTTGCTTGGTTTGCTTGGTTTGCTTGGTTTGTGTAGTTTGTGTAGTTTGCGTAGTTTGCTTATGTGTGTTGCAACTAATACTTAATGAGATTTATTTGTTTTTATAGTTTTTTATCTAGTTTTAACAAAAATTGAATATTTTGAATTTATTTATTTTAATCATTTACAACAATCTATCATGGATTCTCTGCGTTTATTGCCAGGTTTTTTGGAAAACGCAATTATAAGTGGTGGTATTGTTGTTATGCTGAATGTATTGTTGACATTTCTATCGACAGTGTATGCTGAACGTGCACCTTTACAGGATGCATATCAACAACTGGAACTTCAGCAAAACGAGCTCTTAGCCAAAAAAAGACGTAATCCACGTCTACAAGATTTTGAAGTTTTGAACCGTTCATTGAATGAGGCCATTCAAAATGCAAAAGACAAACTCGATCATCATTGGGAGTTGTTTAATCGTAATTGTATTCCAATATTAGAACAATATGTGCAGCGTATTCCCGAAGGTGCACAACGCTTTACAGCTGAGTTTGCAATTGCAGCTAGTCTTATGGCTCGTAGGAAAGAAGACCTGTCTATGGTTAATATTAATGGGTTTACCGCCAGCTATGCTACTGTTCGTGGAGATGGCGCTTGTTTCTTCCGTGCATTTCTTACTGCTTTGGCATATCAACTGATAGGTGTGGTGTTGCCATATGATCTGGAAGAAATGCATGAATGGATATTACGACTTAAATTTCTGATGTGCGACCACATTCGAGAGATAGTTCAGGGCAATCCACAATTTGAGCGCGATTTGATGAAAATTCCAGCAAATGGCACCATTCGCAGTTTGGAGCATTACTTTCAAATATTCATACGACCTGCATATCAAGGAACTAACTATGATTGCAAGATTCTGGCAGATATGTTTGGAAAACCAATTCACGTGATTCGACAATACCAATCATCGCACGAAACACATCAATCGTTTTTACAAGGAGAAATTCTGACAACTGAAGCAGGACACATCAATATTCTGTACCAACCCAGACATTTTGTTGCGATTATCTCTATCTATCAGTGTGATTTGTCCTCTGCTTTTGTTCCTGGATCCTAATTTATTTATTCCTATCAAGAAGTTTAAGATTTTTTTCTTGTTTTCTTGTTTTTCTTTTTCTTGTAGATTAAAATATATTTACATTATTGAAGATTAAAAAAGCATAAAACACATACAAAACTAAACTAAACTCAAATATAATACTTATATTTATAGGCTGACGGGGCAGGGGCGTCCCTTG